TTGCCTGCATTTGCCCTTTCTACAACACCTACAAATACACTATGTTTCGGGGCTTGTGGTTTATTTTTAGTAAACCCACCGGCTACACTATCTAACCATAAAATATCTCCCGGACTATATGCACCTAAGTTAATTCCGCTCACCTGACCTTGTGTTGTAATCCATCCAGCCTGCCCCGCTGCAATATCCGCCCTAACTATTCCTAAAGTCTTTGAGCTAAAAGTATCGCTTGTATTCTTTGCAAGCTTAACCGATGCCCTGTCACCTTGCGCTCCAAAAATATAAACAACCTGCCCCTTAGTAATCGTAACCGCTTCGGCATTGGTTACGTAGGCTTTGACGACCGTTGCTGTGTCGCTTGCAGGTGAGCCAACAGTTCCTATAGTATAATTAATACCTGATTTACTATATTTTAAAGTATCCCCTGTTTTCCAAATGCTATCAATTGCCCCCGATCCAGCCAAACTATCTAATAGCTCCAAAGTACCATAAACAGTATTTTGCATCCTCCAGTTGGTAAAACTCTCAACAGCACTATTTTTAACGTACCTTAAAACGTAATTTTTAGCTGAATCAACTGAAGGAAATCTATTTTGTGAAAAAGCCGAAAAGCTTAAAATAATAAATAAAATGCTTAAAATGTACTTCATATTGCCCAAAATTAGCCGCATTAATGCGATATTAATAAATCAAATGTCAACCAATGGAACTACAAACAATTTTACTATTTTACCAATTGGCAAAGTAGTATCAAAAGTAATCACACCGCTGCCATATCCATTATCTGCAATAAACTCATAAGTATCAGGCGCATAGTATTCATCCCCAACAAAAACCATTAATAAAGTTGCATCTAAAAGGCTGATTGATGAAAAACTTGTTGGATATGTTGTACTGCTATATTCAAATATATACGGCTCATTTTCGGTATTTTTTAAACCATTTGTGCTGTAAAGAGGCCCATCAGCTGTAATGGTGACATCGTATTTTGCAAGTTCGCCCGATGTGCCTGTATTTGTTGCAGATGTTACAACACCAATACCGAAATAAAAATCAGCACCATAAACGGCTTTTATTGCTACCTTTTTACCTTTTATCAGGTTATCATTAAAATGCAAAGGATTTGTTTTGCCGGACTCACCAATAGTTACAACACCACTTGCTTGTATGTTCCAATCATAAGCGCCGTATTCTCTATTAGTAGCCCTTCCGCTGCCTTTGGTTGTTGTGATTATTTCTGTGGATGTCAGATTAAGTGTAAAGCTTTCCTCACAGCCTATAGGCTCCAAATCCTCATATGCGTATAAAACTAATTCGTTGCCTTTAAGATTTGCCATTTTTATGCGTATTCAAATGTTTGATCAAATAAACTGCCAAATAAATTAAAACTAATATGCTCCGATGATGCCCAAATGCCAACAACATCACCCTGAGCCAATGTAACACCTTTTAACCTTTGAGCGGAACAATTACCATAAACGATCATGCCATATTCTAAATAATCAGCACTTGCAGGGGATTCAGTACGGTAAACTGCTATCCTAATCGTTGCATCATAAACATCTCTGTTGCAAATGTTTAACATTGATATTACAGCGCCTTTATCTTCACCAACGGTAAATAAAGTAGTTAAATTGTTCGCACTCGGTGAAGATGTGCCTAAAACTCTAATCACCTCCATAAAAAAATATTTTTGCCCATTTATTAGAATTATCAGTAGTTATTTCAGTAGGTATTAAATCACCATTCCCAAAATAATATTTTCCATCCTGTAAATCATGTATAATAAATTTATCCTCCGTTCCATTTAACTGAGTAACATCTACAATCCTTATTAATTTAACCTGATCCATTATGAATAATTATTAAACCTTCTTCTTTTGTTTCTTCTTAATAAGCTTGCCACAATACCAGCAGTTCCATATCTCCATTCAATAGGTGTACGAGGCTCTTTTATCACATCATCAAAATTACGTGCTTTTATGTTTAAATACTTAAATGCTTCTGTTCCCGTCTCAGTAAAATCATTATTGTTTGCCGTGCTTCTTAATTCAACCATTGTAAATTCAGCAGCTTCATTTCTTACATCAATGTTTAGGGTAGTGATCATAAATTCTTTATCCGTGATGGCTGAGAATTGAACGGTATTAAGTAAAGACAATAACCTACTGCCCTGATAAAGATCGTAAAGCCTACCCTCCATTCTTTGGAAATTGCGATACATTGCTCTCCAATATCCACGGGAAATGTATTTAGCAAAAGCAACGGCTGTGTTATCGTTTGCGCCTGAGTATTTCCAACTAGGAACCTGAGCATAACTATCTGTTAAAATTGCGCCCTGCGTGCCTATGTTATCAGATTTGCTAACAAATATTTCGTTATCGTAAAGATTCTTTAATTCATTTGCCTGGCTATTCTTATACTCGTAACCATCCACCTCAAGCATCTCATTAAAATACGTTTTAATCTCTACAGATAAATCTTTAAAGTGAACTTCATTATTTGCTGTTCTGCTATGACCAAAATTTGTAAACATTATAGAAAGCAAACCGTTTTCAGGTATTGGCTCAGATTCTATACTATATTCTTTCCAAAACCTGCGATCTTCTGCCCTTTCCCAAGTTTTACCAATGTTAGATATGCCCCCCTGACCTTGAAATCTCCACCTTCCGTTAGGCTCTAAAAAATAATAATCTCCATTTGACTTGTATATTCTTACAAAAATACCCTGTGCATTATTTTTAAAACCTGTGTTTTTTTCCCTTGTGGCATAACTTAAACTAAAAACATCGTCTTTATTAACAGGGTAACTTGTTGTTGTTATTCCTTTAAATCCTGCTAAAAAGTCTTCAGTTCCTGAGTAAAACATTAAATATCTTACAAGTTCAGCACTTGTATTTGTCTCTATTTCAACACCTGTATAAGGCTCATAAGTAACTGGGTAAACGCTTGGAGCATTTGAACTTTCAACCCAATTTTCTAATTCATAAACTTGCCTTTGTAATGTAAATGATGTTACAACACCATCAACAAGTTTAAAACGTGTTATAGTTCCAGACAACGGGCTGCTAAAAGTGCCATCTATCAAATCCCAATTCCTGAAAAAGATAGGAGGCATTTTAAAGCTGTATTTAATAACAGTCTCTTTAAATTCCCTTTCCCAACTTGTAAGCGCATCGGCATTGATCAGCTTTGTCACTTCATTTAATCCTATGTCAATGGCAAAAGACTGATTAAGATGGTTTTCCTGGTATGTTCCTGATGCGTTGCGCCTGTTGCCATCCAAATCATTTGCTACCCTGTCATTTGTTTGAATAATATACCATGCTCCACGTGCCTGAAATAAAGTACACCCGAAAGCCTGCATGATTTTTGATAATACGGTGTAGGCATCATCAAACTCACGCGGCCCCCTTAAAAATGTATGGCTCGTTATATATGAATAATAAAAAGCATCGTTATCTAATGTAGTCCTAGCAAAACCAGCCGGGAACATATTAATAAAGCTGTAAAAGTCTAACCCTAATCCTGTTTTGTCTAAGGCATAAGCAATAAACTCTTTTACACGGTAAAGCCCCCATACCTGGTTATTTGACAAATCAGATAAATCAATACTTTTCGCCAAACTTAACCCATCCGATGCGGAAAGTTCAATGACTACAGGCGTATCTAAAAACTCTTCTGTAATGTAGTCGTTATCCAACCATCCAACCCATTCAACCGTATTATTTATGTAAACCTTTACTTTATATTGTGTATCGGATGTGATCAGAAAATCCGTTGTATCTACATTTGTGGAAAGAACTTTTATTCTTATTTTACTTTCCCTTATGCCAGTCATTTTATCAAACTCACCATTTGGGTAGTTTATCTCAAGTGGTGTTTCACCAGATGCAATAAGATTAGTTACACTACCTGAAAAACCATCCTCCTCAATATCCACTTTTACGGATCTGCCTTTGATGGTGTCAAATTCAATTCTATATTTTGTGTTATATGCCATTATCTTGTTAAAGTAAAACCTCTTAATTTATCTGCCCTTGCAAAAAAACTTAATCCTTTTTCAAATGCTCCGCCACCAACCCCCCCGATTGCCGAAGTTACCGCTTTTAAAATTAAAGACTGAATTACCGCCTTTCCCAATTGTATTATTAATTGTTCAACACTATTTTTCAAAGATTCAAATGGATCTTCACCTTTTACAAGTGACTCAAATACACCTTCCAAAGCCGGGGATAAAAAACCTGTTATGGTATTTGCTAACTCCTCATTTTTCTTTTGTAAATCTTTTAATCCTTTCCGCTGTAACTCATAATTTGCTAAAAACTGAGCGCCAACTTTTTGCAGTCCTTTTGTTAAGTTTTCCTGTCCTTTTAATAATTCCTTTTCAGAAAAATTACCAATATTAGTTCTTAATTCTTTTACTCCTTCATTTATCTCTTTTAATCTTTGATCTCTTAAAAATGCATCATATGCAGATTGAAATTTATCGAAATCAGATTTTACTTTTATCCAAGCTGAAGATGTTTCTTTTACTCCTGCTAAATATAATGTTTTAAGAGTTTCACCAGCTAATTCTAACCTTTTCTTTGTTCCATCAATCTGCCTATTTTGCTCATCCCAATTAATGCCTTTTAGCTGCTCAGCATATTTTTTTAAAGCATCAGTTAAATCAAATATATCTTTTTTCGCTTGCTTATTGGATTTGCTTTGATTATTTGTATTTGTTAAATCTAATGTTCCAATTTGTTGCTGTAATTTTATTAAATCATTTAATAAAATATTTCTTTTACTTCCTAAATTTAATAGTTTAGCATTTTCCTGTGATTGTGTTTTTAATTCAACAGTGTTTAATTTGTTTAAAGAATTTGCACCTAATAAACTTTTTAAACCAAAAGGATCATTACCTCTTTGACTTCTTAATGTATTAATTTCTTGTTCAGCAGAAATAATATCTCCTAATTGTTTTTCAATTACACTCGCCCTAATTCTTAACTGAATAGTATTAATGTATCTTTTATAAGATTCGTTTAAATCATTAATACTTATATTTTCTTTATTTAAATTATCAAAATATGCGGGAGCTGTTTTTATTAGCTCTTGTATTGCTTCATTTTTTAGCTTTCTGCTACTATTTTCAGATTTAATTAATTCAACTAATTTAGTTACTTCGGTAACCTCTTTACTTATACTATTAGTAACATTTTGAAGTGTATCAGATAATGATTCTGTTTCTTTTTTTGTATCTTTTGTAGATTTAAACCATCTATCAAATCCTATTTGAGCAAACTGCAAAGCAGATGTAACAAGAGATATCCCCAATATTAAACCCCCACCGCCTGTTAAAGATGCGCCTAATGCCGCCAAAGCAGCCTTTCCGCTACCTGTTTCTTTCCTAAGTTGTACAAATGATTGAACAAGTGGATCAATGTTATTCGCAATACCTATTAATCCAAAAGGGGCATCAGATGCAACACGGCTAAAATTAGTTATGGCTGCTGAAGCTTGGGATGTGCCTTTTGTTAAATTATTCATCCCGGTAGCACCTACATTTGCAGCCGTTTGTGTGGTCTTATTTAAAGATGCGTTTAATGTATTTAATGATGTAACAGCCTGCTGAACATCCGCGCCTATCTTAATCTTGAGACCCTCTTCTGCCATTTTCTTTAATCCGTTTTAATTTTTCCATCAATCGTTTTTCCCGGCTGTTCTCCTCAAAAGTATCTTCCGGCAATGGCCAGTAAGTTTTATAAAATTGGCCCATATTCATCGGTTTGCTAAGGTGCGGTGCTAACATAAAATAAGCTTGCCGCCTTGCTATTTCGTGATGATCTATGAGCCTCTTATTATAGCCTTCAATGAACTGATAAAAGTCATTTGGCTTCATCCACATATACTCATCAGGCTTTAAACCTGCTGCGTAGGCTGTGATTCTTGTGTTATGCCAATCAGTTCCTTTTTTTTTATTTCCTCAATTTCCTCAACGGCTTGCTTTACATCATCAGCTTTTTTCTTAATAGCTTGGCAATTGTTGAAATCCTCCATCACTTTTATAAGTTCATCCACATCATCCTTTGCCATCATTTTGCTTTCAACGTAATCATAAATTTCTTCAAAAGTTACAGGGTATGGCAATTGCTTAACCTCGTAAAAATTAACCATTCCGGCATAAATGATTTTAGCCATTTGTAAAGAACTATAATAAGAAAGGCCGTTATTTTTATCGGCCTCTCCTAAGAATATCTCTACTGAAAGCATCCCGAAACGGAGGCTTACTTCTTTATTGTTTATATTCATATTATGGGGTTATGTCAATAGATCCAGTCAACTGAAATGATGCAGTAAATGTAACCGCACCCTCAGCAGGCGAAGTTATGCCAAATTCAGTCATGTAACCGCTACCCTGAATATAAAAATTAGTTCCGGTACCTTCAGGATCTTCGTATTTAATGTCAAGCAAAGTATTACCCTGAAACCATCCAAGCATATTTTCAACACTTACCTGACCTGCAGATGGTGCTGTTTCAGCTACACCTTCAATTGCAAAGGTTACTGTAGGTGCTGCAACAGTTGTGATTGTGTTACATTTTGTTACCGCTGTAGTTACAGAAGCAGATCCTGAAAGGCTACTTGTTGTTTCGCAAACTACGTTTAAATATGCGCCTGTAGTTCCGCTTTCTCTTAATTGTAAAGTGACCGATGTACCTTGAATTGTTGCCATTTTATTTTTCTATTATTATTTGAGTAAACCTTGTTAACCGTCTAACTATCTTTTTTGTGCCTGTATCAATTATCGGAACGTGCTGAGTGCTTGCCTTTCTTACATCCACTATCTGAAAATCAGCATTCTCGATTAATGATGTTGCGCCTACCGAAGGTATAATCACATTCAGAATCTTTGCAGTAATACTGTCAACTATTTGTTTTACCAAATCCACCCGCCAATTGTTTTGGCTTACCACATCAATAAGCACCTCCACATCGTTCATAAATTTCCCTTTATTTGGGAAATCGGCATCGGTAATGGTTGAGATGATAATATAGTAATCCCCGCCTGTTTCATCCGCTTCTTCATCATAAACTGGTATGGTTGAGCCATTGTATGTTATAACACCATCCAATGCGTTAAAATATGCGTCTTTTATAAATTTTACCGGATCTTTCATAAATCAGATATTACCTTTTTTACTCTTTCAACTAATTGCCTTCTTTTCTTTAAATATGGATCAAAGAAGTAAGGCCGAGGCTCCGATCCATTTTTTATCTTATTCAAAGCCGCAATAAATGCCAACTTTTCGTTATAACCTTTCTGCTTCAGCCATTCCCTCATTTTTATTACAAACTCAGCAAATGTGCCTCTTTTTTGGCCTCTGAAACGTGCTGCATAATTAGCAACCTCAGAAGGAACTTTTACTTTTGCGCCTGTTCCAAATTCAACAAATGGAGCGTAATAAACATTACTAATTAACTCCACACCATCAGGATTAAGAACAGCTTTTGTGTTTTGTTGCAATGCATTTTTGTCCTGTATTTTTTGCTGACTAATCAAAGCCAATTGCGCTGCATTAACCTCATTCCCCCACGCCTGTATTTCGCCAACAACTTCCTCCTGCACATCTTTTGGTAATTCTTTTATACGTGCCTTAAGCTTTTCCAAACCCTCTATCTTAAAGGTAAATTGCGCCATTTATGCGATGTCTTGAGATATTGCCACTATCCGCCAATATTTGCCCTCCGGGTTATTCTGCAATTGGCTTGCAAACTTATTTTCTGCCCTTACCCTATCCACGCGCTCAATGCTTTGGATTGAATAAAACCTGTTGCTATATTCAACCATACACCTCACATCAATCAGCAAAGCAGAATCATAACGGATTAAAAACTCATAGGATGTTTTAAAGTTGGCTTTGTTAGCATCAAACCCCCTAGATTGGCTTATTGTATTTATTTGCGCCCAAACATTGGCAAGTTCATCAGCTGTAACATCAGGGCCATCCACCCCATTAGACTGACCAACAACCACAATTTTCACCTTCCTGGCAACACCTATACCCATGTCAGCACCTTTAAAGTTTTTGCATTACTCATTAACTCAGTAGGCATCTCATCCGTATCATCGCCCCTGTTTTCGTACATCCACAATAAAACACGTTTTAAATCGGTTTTAAGCCCTGCATCAGCATTTGCCGTTGTTGTGTATGTTATTTCATAAGTGCCTGTAAATTGCGGTCTAAAATGTTTATCGTTGTATCCTATAACCTGATATTCATCAGCATCCAATGTTTCCCAATCATTGACCCCAGTATCTACAATTTGACCCTGCAAATATTTAACCGCGCTAATATTTGAGATAGGAGAATAAGGCAAAAGGAACGAATCTTCTAAATGCCCCGTTAAAACAATACTTTTTGCAACCATTGACCGCAAAGAATAGGATTCTATTCTTTTACGAGAAACGGTAATAAGATCGGTTATTATAGCATCATCATCCTCAGTTGTAACCCTTAACCAATCCTTTGCCGTTTCCAAGCTAATAGGCTCTGATCCATCAGTAACCTTAATTTCGTATATATTGTTCATACCTACCAAAGTTAAAAAATAGTTGACCGGATATGGTTTAATTTGTCAACCAAATACCATATCTTTGTTTTCTCATACAATGGTTAAGGGTTTGTCGCCGCTTATTTCAATAGGCGGCTTTTTATTTACAGATAAACTCTTCTAACTCTTTCCACTTAGGGAAATGCTGTTCGGCTCTTTTTAATCCCTTTTTAGACCATTTTTTGTAATATGTCGAATCAGTCATTAATTTATTAATCTCTTCAACCCATTTTTCAGTGTCTTTTCTATTTAAACATATTCCACTATCTGCAACATTCTCAAGCAGCCCAGGTGTTGGATTATAAATCACAGGAATACCATTTATCAATCCTTCGCCTGCAACCATGCCCCAACTTTCATAATGCGAAGGCACTAACAAAATCTTTGTCTTTTTATATACTTCCCTAATATCAGGTGTATTTGGTATTATTTTGACATTTGGCAAATTTTCTACATGCTGCCCATCATAACTACCTTTAACACCCAAAAAATGATATTGAGGCAGCTTTTTAGCCAAACTGTAAAAATAACGGCTGCCTTTATTTTGATTTAAGTTAATTAAAGTAATATATTTTCTTTCCTTATCATCCGTTTTTACCCATTCATCAATAGGAGGAGGAAATACAATACTAGGCCATTTGTAATCCAATGATTTTTTACACCATTCTGAATTATAAATAACTTTTACAGGTATTGGCGAATCCATTACGGATGGATACGGTGTATCATTGTGAACAATATGAACCATTGGCTTATTATACCTTTCGCAGGCATGAGTAGTCCATTTGTTATAATCTAAATGTGAAATCACTACATCTGCCCAAGTAAAAAGCCTGTCTATAATGTATTCATCAGGGGGAAACACATCCGCACCCTCGTATTCGTACATCTCAGTTATTTTGTACTGATTAGCCTGATGCAATAGTATTTTAATGTCATGACCCTGACTTTTTAAATAACGGTTAATGTTTCGAGCCATTGCTTCGGCTCCGCTGCCATGTCTTGGGAAATAAAGATGGATTGACCATAAGATGTTCATATTACTAACCATTTTGGGTGATAAATATCTTTTGCCGATATGTCAACGTGCGGCCCAAACCAACGCTCAGGAGCAATAACTATCTTTTCGGGATGATCTGCTAATATTGCCGCCATTGCAGAAAAGCTACTGTTTGCAATGATAAAATGTTTGCACCGCTTCATTAATCTAAAATCATCAATATAATGCTCAGATAAATAGAGGCCATCTATGCCAGTCCTTTTTTTAGCAAAATCCAAATCATCGCTAAAAATAATATACTTTGTTCCTGATGGCATTAAACTAACCGCCTTTTGATAATACTCATTTGAGCAAATAGGATGGTAAGCATTTGGATCATCAATATAATCACCTGCCCTCACATGAACCGCGCAATAATCATTTTGATCAGGCTCATTTTTTAAAGTAAAGTAATGTCTAACCTCATCAATGCAATGCTCAAAAAATGCAGGGCTTTGTAAATGTGCATTAATTGACCAGTCGCCCCCAAATAAAAAAATAATTTTATATCCCCAAAAATAACCGTAATCCTGCCAATGTCTGCCATCAGGTAACAAAGGCAGTTTGTTAACAAAATAGCGGCTTAAATCGTCTCTATTCGCTCCAAAAAGCGCATTATCATGATTCACCCACTTAGGGAAAGCAAAATCCATTCCGTTTGCCCTTGCAATACCAATGCATCCGGCAATAGTCCACATTTGATTCCCAAACCTACCGAGTCCGCCAGTGCCTATGCTTAATGATGTAACCATATACCGTATGCGCATTTAGCTTGGTGAAAATTAGGTTTACTGCCATCATATAATTTAGCCTCAGGAAAATGATTTTTATACCATTCAAATGTAAAAGTATGAGGATGATAAATCTCAATCGGCCAATCTATTGGTTCAAAAAAACGTATAATATGAGCCGATTCTTTACATTTTTTTATAAATAAATCAGGATCGATAACGTGTTGCATTACATTTAATAACCATATCTCATCACATTTAGGCAATACAATATCCTCAACAGCTTTATTGATAATTTCTAAATTATATTCTTTTGCTATTTCTTTTAATATATCAGATGGCATTGGCTCAATTAATAATCCTTTACCAAATTTAACCCATTGCAAAGCAGGAAAATCAGCACATCCAATCTCAATAATAAAAGCATCCGAATCATTAATATCTAAATACTTGAAATAATTGTAATAAGTATTTTTGTAATGTTCTTGCCCTTGTTTTCTGTCAAATTTATGGCATATCCTTTCAGCTATTTGCGCTTCCTGCCATCGTTCTATTGATATTCTTGTTACCATTCGTTATTTCGTTTTCTGTGATGATGAAATATTACAGGGTAATCATCATCATTAAATTGCTGATCTTTATCGTAAATAAACTGCCCTCCGTTATAATGCGCAGGCCACCAATGTAATTTTATTCCGTGTTTATAAGCCAAACAGGTTAATATTGCCTGATCATGCCTATGTTCCTGAAATGTAGGGTAATTGTAATCCGTACTTAATGAATCATCAATAAAACCATCTAATTGGCAATATTTAAGCCATTGGCCAATAAACAACCTTGCCGCTTTGGTGTTTCTTATAAATATTGCAGAAGCCTGTATTTGTCTGCTATCTCTGTTAAAATTTGTATCCCACCTCGGAATAATTACGTTCATTACGCTCATTTTACACCAATCCAAATGCTTGTAATTATTGCCAAATAAAAACACATCACTATCCATTTTGTCAATAATTATATTTAAATCATTGACTATCTCAACCCCTGAATCTGTATAAACCAATAAATCACCTTCATTTAATCTGCATAAATTATTGTAAATAATGTAAGGCTTCCATAACCAATACCCGGCTCCTCTTTCCTGATCTAATACAATCTTATTTAAATTATAAAATAAAGGATCATAACACCGTTCATTAAACATTATAGAATGATGCGCACCGTGTTTTAAAGCACTATCCCTGCAAACTATCGCACTTTGCGACATATTATTATCAGCAAAAGTGATGTGGACTATCCTCATATTAATTTGCTTTGTGTGTGATGTATTCCGTAATCCGTTTCAGTCTGCCATAAATCAGAATAACCAGGCCGCTGAGTTGTAACAAATGGCTTACAAATATATGCTTTTAAATTAGGCTGTATTTCACGCAAAAGGAAATCATCATAAATGCCGCTTTTCATTGGGTCAAAACGCTCAAGTATATAGTTTGCCGCTTGTGGCTTATAAATAACAGAATGAGTGGTATGCGTATGTTTACACCGCCACCAATGATCTTGCACGTGTTTTAATGGCTGTAGTACATGACCGCTTAAATAAAGCATATCCCAATCATCGGGAGCCGTTTGGATAATGTGCTTGTACATATCATTTACAAATACAACATCATCCTCAAAAACCGCCGTTTTTTCTGTTATAGTTTTTAGTATTGCTTGCTGCGACAAATTAAATGATAAAAAGCGATCATTATGCTCAATGGCATAAAATCGCTCAACATCAATATCCTGCTGTTTAAATTCCTTTTCGGCTAATTTCCATCTATCATTACGTGTGGCTAAATTAAGACAAACGGCTCTCATATCTCAAATATACAAAAAGCCTCCCAAAATTGGGAGGCCGTAATTGTAAGCCAACATTAAACACAAACCAATTAAGCAGTTCCGGTAGTTCCGTAAACAGCGGCTTTTGGTTGGAAGCTGAGTAGCTCGATGCGAGCCTCGGCACGGTAGGTGATGAGATTCTTTTGGAAATCTTTATCATCAAACTCGGTGCTGCGAACGCTAAGAGCAGAAGCCTGAGCAATACCAAAAGCATCAGTATTGATAACATAGAAACGTGAACCAGTAACCTGAGAATGAGGAACAACCGGGATACCTACAATGCGAGTTTCACCGTTTGCGCCTATTGTTACGCCACCAGGTACGCTGTAATCAGAAGGCTTAGTTTTCATCAAAGTAGCCCATGATGCGTGAGTAGTTAGGATAACATTAGGCATTCCCAGACCAAGATCCATATGCTGCGCAATACCATCAATCATCTTTTCAGCGTTAACTGTTGCTGATGTAGAAAGTGCAGTAGAACCAGAAGCGATTGTATTTAAGAAACGAGTATTTACAGCTCTGTTCCAATCTTCAACCAAAGACTGAGAAAGGTAAGCCTGAAGGAAAGGAAGATCCTGTAACATTTGGCGGCTAACCTTTGTAAAACCTGCGATAAAAGGCACAGCCACATTAACCATTGTTACATCGTAATCCACTTGTGATTTACTATTTCCTTCGGTTTGCGCACCAAAAGACCCTTCTCCTACAGGGCTGTTTCCGCGAGGAAAAGTTACGTTACCTGTAGCTGTAGGGATGATACGAAAAACATCGTAAAGATGAGGATTGTAAAAAGAACGAAGCAAATTTGAAGGCACATAGCTAATCTGAGAAGTACCAGTCAGGTTATTGCTCAATGTCATATCTGCAACATCCTTTGTAGATTGAAAAGGAGTTTCAGATTTGATTTTGTCGAAATTCTCAGCTACAATTTCATAAATTGCAGACTTGAACTTGTCGCTATTAGTCCAATCTTTTTTTGCAGAACTTTCAATACCGCTTTTTAAACGATTAGCGGAGGCAGACATTTCTTTTACTTTGGTTGCCAGTTCGCCAATTGTTTCGTTTTTCTTTTGCGCATCTTCATTTAATTGCGCAATGTCGGCAGCTAATTTAGCATCAGCCGATTTAATTTCTGATTTGATGCCATCCACTAAGGGATTAAGAGCATCGAGGATTTCATTTGCCATTTTTTGTTATTTGTAAAATTTTAGTAATTGTATATCTATTGCAGATTTTAAGCTATTTAAGTCAAGTGCAGTCTCCTGCGGCTTTACCTCTTCCTGTGCAGTCTCCTGCGGCAGAAACAAAGCAGAAACCTCTTGCAATTCGTTTATAAGTAAAGATTCGTTTTCCCCGGTGTATTTGCCCTCTTTCAGCTTTTTAATTACCCATGCCATGTAATCAATAGCCGTTTCTTTCTTTTGCTCTAAAAAGGATTTCACAACCTCGAAAGTTGGTGTGTTTGGATTTGCGCCCCAAAGAACAGCAGAACCCTCCCACAAAGCAACCTGAGTAATTACATTGTGATCAACCCCTTTTTGCTGATTGAGAACAGAGAACCCGACACTATGCTGGGTAATATCGCCACGCTCATATAAAGGCCATGCCACTTCTTTCCAAAGGAACATATCCCGGTAACTATTCTCACCTACAATATATTTCCCCTCTTTATATAGCTTTTGAAATTTACCTAAGCTGCTTTCAAGTTTGCGCTCATGGTTTACTAAATGCCAAATTTCATTCGATCCATTAGGGCCGCGTTCTGCTATTGTCTTATCAAATGCAGACTTATCAAATACATCACCATCCCTATCTATGCTTTCCATTTCAGCAATGGCAACCTTTACGCTGCGTTTGGATACATCCACATCCAATGCCTTTAAATCGTAAACTTTATGCTGAATTGCCATACTTTTTTTATTTTGCCAGTAGTTCACGCAAACTGCGTATCTCTGATCGTTTTCTCCAAATTCGCCCACCATTTCACTATCACCCATACACCTATCTAAAAACTGATCTCTATTTTCGTTTGCTCTCGGACTTGGCATATTAACAAAATTCAAAGATAAAAACAATACAAAGATAAATATTTGTCAACTATCTAAAATTAATACTTTGTTTCCTGATCAACCTACCATTTGCATCCCTTTTGTTTACTATCGCAAAAGTGCAACGGCAACGGATAACATCAGCGGCTCCTGCCTGCGGATCATGTGGATGATCTAACTCTGTTCCCGATCTGCTATCTACAAACTTATCATTAAAATCTACCGTTTGCCCATCCAGATGCCAATGATCTGCTTTATCATTTTGCCCATTGATAGGATTGCCCCTCGTTCTGTTATCCTTTGCAGCAACCCACATCTTTTGCTTTTCAAATGGTGATTTGTCAGCACCTACAAAAGTTCCTGCGTGAATAGCCCTGCCAACCTCAGTACGTGCAATCATATCGGCTCTATTCCTATTTAAACCAGGCACATTTTGGCTAATGTACTGAGCATAATCAGAATAACCCCACCCCTCCCGATTGCCTAACTCTAATATGTCAAGCATCATTGTGCGGCTAGTCTTTACAATTTGAAGCACCCCATTATTGTAAAAATTAGTACCTAGATATTCCATTATCAATTGAATCCACTCCTCAGATGTGTTAAACTGCTTTTCTTTACGTAAACTATCATAATTCTGCCTTGCATATCTTACACCAACCTCACGAATTAAAGCAGCCATTGCGCCGCTTATGCCATCGCTAAAAAGCAAGTTATTGACATAGCGCCTTGCATCCTGTTCGCTATTTCTTAGGGCATTCTGAAAGCCTTGCATATCTGACTGCAAAGCATTGTAAAACCTCTTTTGATACTTTGTAATGTATTTAACGGCTTTATTCCTCTCCCTGTTCCAATATATTCGCCTCTGTCTTGCCGTCATATTTTGAGATAAAATTAATCAGTTCCTTTGTGAAATGACCACGTTTTATAATCAATTTACCGTATTCGTTAATACACCTCTTTTCTTTTTCTGTCTCAGGATATTTACGCTTTGCAATGCTTTGACAATACTTTTTAATTTCTATTGTTTGTGACATTGTGCTGTATAAACTTATAAAATTTTATTGCCTCTGCATTAATTAGCGCCTCAAATATACAAACGTTTACAAATTGCCATCCGTAATCCTTAAGCCATATAATCGTTGTACTTTTCGCTCTCATCATTGCTGCCCGATTCGTTTGGTACATCAATATCCTCTATTAATCCGTAATTACCAGTAATCAAATATTTACCATGCATTTGCTCCGTTGTTGGCTCAAAACCTAACAATTGCCTATACTCATTGCCTGTGATTGCGCCCCTGTCAAACATACCGTTATAAACCGTTGACATTTTGCTGTAATCATCCTGTAACTCAGGTATTGCGCTAAAATCAAAATCCAAATACTCACGGCTCTTAAATGATGTAACCAAACCTCTGTTAAGTTCATCCCTTAAGCTGTTGCACATTGGCATGATGAGATCGGTAACAAATTTCTTTTGCGCCCATTCTTTATTACTGAATGATTGACCCGGCACTAAGATGTCAGGATCCACACCCAATGCCATCGCAATTCGCTCCATCGTTTTATCCTGACTATCCAAAAGCTGCATATCAACCGAATCCTTACCAATATCCAAATAATCCCACTTGCCCTGCAAAGTAGCTACAGCGGCCTTCATCGCAGCATTATTTACTTTATTGTCAATAACCGACCTTAACTGCCCAGCTTGCTCAGGTGTTAAATTATCAAGTGTTTCATTTGTTAACACACCTTTTGCACCGCCGTTCTGAAACATTGCAACCGCCGCCTCCATTGCATCGTTATCCTGTTGCAACCTTCTTTTCAAAGGAATAAGTGGATTAAACCCACGCAAATGGCTGCGATCCACAGCATCAAAATTCGGGTTAAATGTTTTCCAATGGATAATGTCAGTCTTTGCAATTGTGATAAACTTACCGCCCAAATCTATCAGATACCCACTAACACCGTATAAATCCTGTGGATCAGGTACAATCTCAACCTTTGCCGGAGGGAGGATATACATTTCAAGCACCTCGCCGTTTTCAATGCCGCCCCTATTCAACCAAATGAAACACTCACCAAACAAAGCATAAAACGAAAACAACCCCTCATAAAATGAATCAGCACCCTGTGAAGGATTAGGGTTATTGATAAGCTCTGACAAAGCGCTATTGCTTACAACCTCATCCAATGCCTTTATCCGGTCTAATTGGTAGCGTTGCACGTTATTAACAGGGCTGTGCTTATATCTCTTTAAAGATGTTTGATTCTTTGGCAGATATGTATAAAGAGGCACATTTGATGCTTTCCTTGCTATCTTTTTAATAACCGTAAAAACAGTATCGTTGTTGGTGTATGCATTCGCATCTTTATCCCACCTAAAAAAGTTTACATGATTGCCAATGTAAATACCAGGGAATGACATCGCTTTTGTTTTAATCTTTTCGATGCCTAAAAATTTGGTAATCCAACTCATTAGAATGCTACCCAACTGGGTGATTTTGATGTTAATTTTGTAAAGATAGCATAACGCATGGCATCTAGTAAGTGATCATGTTCTTTAACAGGTGATTCGTCCGATGCTATATTACCATCTTTATCCGTTTTCCATTTGTACGATTGCAACTCCGCTTTTAAATTTCTGCTGCTATGTACAATATGCAAAGGGTGTGACTTAACTTTCATGATGCCCGCCCATACATCTTTATCCGCTTTCTTGCAATTAAATCCGTTTCTGCTTAGTTCCTCAATTGTTTTCGGCTCAGCTGCATCACAAAAGATCTCATCACTCCTGGTCAAATTTAAAGCATTTAATTTAACAACAAGATCCGAAATTGTCAACTTAGGCTCATAAAGTAGTTCCTGAACGTAATTAGAGCCTTCGTAATGCTCTATCTTTACAAGTGCTGTTGGTACGGTATAACCAAAGTCAAGGCCATAAAATACTTGACCTTTGCCGGGTAACTCACTAACTACTTTCCAATTGGTGTAAATTAGTTCCTTACTTGCTCCCCTTTGCCCTAATCCGTAAACTTTCCACATGAAATCATCCGGCAAATCTTTGTAGCTTTCTATGTAGTCAATCTGTTGCTGGCTTAAATTGTGGATGTTGTCTTTGTATGTTGAATGGATCTTTTTGTTTTTTGGGTTATCGGCTATATCATAAACCCACGAATTAAACTCAGCAGGGTTCCAATCCATAAAAATAGTGCCTGTTGTACGCATTGCCAACTGATCAAATAAAAGTTTATTGATTAAATTAGCCTCATTTATAAAAAGAATATCCCTACCCGGCCCGCGTGCTTTGCCCTCATCCTCAAGGCCGAAAAGCTCAATATAAGACCCATTTGGAAACGAATAAACAAAATCAGTCCACCGCATCCAATCCTCATACCAATTGCCTGTTTCTTTTAACACCTGTTGTAAATCCCGGAATGCGCCCCTTTTGATGTGAGGCAAAGAATGCGAAACAACTGAAATACGTTTGTTTGCCTCAGTTGTTGCAATGCTTACAAGTATCTGTATTGTGCTGTAAGATTTACCGGAACGGCTACCACCTTCATTGCATATGATCTGCCAGCCATCGTTATAAGCCTGATGGGTCGGCCAAATTACTTTGCTCGGTGATGCCATCTGTAGTTATTTTCACAACTTTCATTTGAGGAATGTCTATAGTGCTTTGACTTTTATCTGTTTGGCCTAACCATTGTTTACCTAGCCATATCTGCATTCCCCTGTCTTTATCTTTTACAGCAGATTCATATTGAGCTAATCTTAAGTTCTGTTCGCCCTTAGATCTATTTTTAGCCTTAAATGCCACGAATTCTAATCCCAAATCAGTTTTGCATCTTACATACAAAGTATTTTCATGAATCCCTAAAATGTCAGCTATTTGGCTTCCTGAGCATCTTGCCTCAAGCCAGTAAGCTACCTTATCCCAATCAATATTTATTTCACCCTTTGGCATAAATCATTTTTATATTTTTAACCTCATAAATCAAATCATTGTCTTTCCTCCTCAAATACATTCGCCGTATTACCTGATAAACCGTTTTACCGTATTTGTAACATGGCAAAGTATCCCTAATCACTATCCTTTCAACATTAAACTCATTAAACAATACCCAAATGTAAAGATACCTTGCTTTATCGTAATCCCTATCTTTTACGGTCAACTCCCTAAATTTAGGGGTTAGCATTTCCTTCTCAATAATAGCAGCCACTTTATTGATTAGGATGTTTTGCATTACCCAAATATTGTTTTCGGCAATTCATCAAAAACCGTTTGCATACATAAAAATAGATAAATGTTTCAGGAAAGCAAATATTATTTAAAATACCTACTTTTCCCATTTTCCCGTATTTTTTTGCCTACTTATGTATATAATATATATACACCCTTATTATATATATTTTTTATTTATTTATTTTTATAACTAAAAAGAAGAAGGAAAGTAGGAAATAAGATATAATAGTATTGATTATCAATGTGTTAATGTTCCAAAAATAAAGTAGGAATACAAAAAATAAAAAAGGAAAGTAGGAAACGTAAACTTTTTATAAAGCTATATTTTTCCTACTTCCCAGTTTTAAAATGGAGGTTCATCACTTTCAGATAATTGATTTGGGAATGAATTATTTTGATCAGGCCATGAAATAAACCTATAAAGCCTGCCGCTATCATTGCCTCTTTTGTATGCATGATCCACCTCGACACCTCTAACTTGAGACCATTTCTTAATCCACTTGGTTAAAGTTGTTTGTGTTATTTTGTTGTTGTTACATACCTTATGAATAAGCTCTAAAACATCCTGTTTTGACTTAGTTATGTAATAATCAGGGTTATTTGTATTCTTTTTAAACATAGACATATTCACAGCATTTACCGTTAAACTGCCATTTTTTTCAGATCTTTCATTTTTAAGTAATTGGGGAGCAAACAAAAAGAAATTGCTTTGCAACTGATCATCCATCCACTCAACAAATCCCCTATCAGTATCGTTTATCAAATTCCTATCTATTGAGTT